GATCAAAGGCCAAGCATTATTAACGAGGCCGCTGACAGCATAAGCGAAAAGCTTTTCTTCCATCCTGCACACAAGAGGATATTTTCTTCAGCCATAGAGCTTTGGAAGGAAGGCAATGGCTGCGATCTCGTCACAGTTACTGATCACATGGCAAACGCTGGAACGCTAGAGATGTCTGGCGGGGCGGCTTATGTATCGGAATGCTTCATCTCCCCCTCAGTTCCTTCCAACTGGCAGGAATACATGGAGATCCTAAAGCACAAGCACACATCTCGTCTTGCAATAGCAGCAGCAGAGCGAATCATTGCCAGCGCGAATGACCCTGCATCAGCGGGAGAACTGAGCGAGATCGTCCAGAAGGCTCTTGTGGCAGTTGCAGCAGATGCAGAGACAACCTCCAGAATTGAGAGTGTCAAGGAGGTGGCTATGGAGCGTCTTAATGAATACGATGAGATGGTTAAGAATCGCGGGAAGCTTATCGGAATCACCAGCGGATTCGCTCCCCTCGACGCAATGACTGGAGGCTTCCGCAATGGACAGCTAATCGTGATCGGTGCGCCAACCAAGGGAGGCAAGACAGCTATGGCACTCAACATGGCTATGAGGACTGCCGACATCGGCAACAATCCAGTTGGCATCATCTCGCTAGAGATGAGCAAGGGGGAACTCATGGATCGTCTTATCGCTTCCAAGTCAGGTGCTGATCTTTCGTTGCTGTCAAAGGCTGGAGATACGGACAAAGGATTGATGGATAAGATCCGTCAAGGAGTCATGCAGATTTCCAAACTTCCGATCTGGATTCGTGATGAGAGCAGTCTCAACTGCCTTCAGTTGCGAGCCGCCGTAAGACGAATGGTTGCAGTTCATAAAGTCAAGCTGGTGGTCGTGGATTACATCCAATTGCTTGAGCCTACCAACACCAAGGACAGCAGGGAAAGGCAAGTTGCAGAGGCTTCTAGGACGCTTAAAACACTGGCCAAGGAATGCGGCATCGTCATTCTGGCACTCACTCAACTCAATGCTGATGGGGCTTCACGCGAGTCTCGCGCCATCGAACATGATTGCGATTTATTCTTGACAATCTCTCAGGATGAAAAGGAACACAGGGATTGGTTCTTGAACATAAAGCTTGCAAGAGCATGTCCTCGCGCTAGTATTCCTTTGACTTTCAGATCGGAATTCCTCCGATTTGATGAGCGGTAAACCAAAACAAAAAAAACATATGGCAGACTACGACAACACCAATCGCGGGGCAGCATTCCTCAAGGAAAATGTAAACCCCAAGGCTCCAAAGTGGAGCGGCCCCCTCAATGTGGAAGGCAAGGAGTACGAGGTATCCATCTGGGAGAAGACTTCCAAGAACAACGATGTCTTTCTTTCTCTTAGCGTGAAGGAGCCATTCAAGAAGGGCGAAGGCTTCAAGCCAAAGCAGAATAGCTACAAGGCTCCCGTCCAGAACGACGAGGATATTCCTTTCTAAAAAGACTTCCCCCCGCCAAGAAGCCCCTATCTGGTTGTCATGTACCAGATGGGGGTTTTCTTTTGCGCCAGTGTTTATGCGGGTCTAGGAGCCATAAAAATAATTGAAAATAATTCTTGATCGAAATCCAAAAGCTGATTGAATGTTCTCAAGCGGATCAACCAGCCGCATCACAAACATGAAAAACATCAACATCGCAATCAATGAAGTGGAGTACCAGTTGCATCAAATGGTCAAGAAGGCCATCCGTGATAACCATGATTCAATTGGAATTAACACGCATCACCTTCGTGCGTTACTAGAATATATGCAGCTTGCGAAAAGCGAGCTTGAGGAAATCAACGCAGACCAAAACCCAGCAGACTACAACCTAATCGCAGCTTAATATGAACTACCATACCATGTCATACCTCGCGGCTGTCGCCGCAATTACTGGAAACCTTCCAGCCTACGATATTCCCATCTATCGTGAAGAGCCAATCATGCGCCACACTATCGTTGTTGTGGAGCCTCGCATTGAAGCCCCCGTCGAGACTGCCTATACCTCCATGATGCGTCATTACTATGACAGCGTGTGGGAGACCCGCCGTCCTGTAGCACCAATTATCATCGTACAATGAACGCATTTGTCATCATATTTGGATCAGTCGGTTTACTAGGTGCATACATTCTTGGACTATGGCTATACGGAATCCATATTCGCCAAGTCCAGCTAGAGGAGCTTGCTGATCTATTCCGCAGAGATCAAGAGAAGTTCAATCTGTTCTTCTACAACATTGCAATCAAAATCACCAAGCGAGAGATCGCGCAACAACAGAATGAAGATGTATAACACTGAAAGCGACGAATATCTTGATATGCTGGCAGGACAAACCAAACGCCTGACAGAATACAAGGACGCACTTGAAACTCAAGTTTCATTCTTTATTGACATCCTCCACCAAGTCAATACCCTCAACTCTCTTGGAAAAACCAAGGAAATCGCAGACATCATAGCCAACTCAGTACAATACAAATGAAAACCGATGTGCAGAAATTGCAAACAGCCATTAAAAGGTGTGGTCGTTTAGCAGGAGAATTAAGAAAGCTAAAAAAAATAATGAACGCTGAAGAAAAGGCGGCATTTTTTGAGGCATTTGAATTGGGAGTAATAACAAAAACAGAACTAGAAAAAGTATTATAATAAAATGAAAAACAAAAAGTCACAATCACTCCGCATCATTGGATATATGAACAGCGGTCGCGGTATCACCTCCATGCAAGCTCTTGAAAAGTTCGGATGCTTCCGTCTCGCCTCACGCATCCATGAGTTGCGTAAGATGGGTTACAGGATCACCAAGACCAATGTGATCAGAAACAAGAAGCAAGTCGCTCAATACAGCCTTAACTAATTATGAGTCTCATTATCTTACCTTCGTCCGTTGACGAGAAATCAGTTCGCGTTCCTATGGAGTTTCCATTGCGAGCGCAGGACGATAGTGTTGTTGATGCTAATGACAGATGCGTTCTTACGATTGATGATTCAGTCGAGATTGCGGAGTCGTTAAAGTTCTCCAAACTATTCGCGAAAGCCCCCGATATGTGGCAGTTGCTTGGTGATTGCTACATCGTCCTGTCTGCCGTTGCTCGCTCTTCTGGAGTCAATCATGGATCTCCAGACGAACAAGACAAGGATGATTGCATCCTCTGCCGTTGTGAGGCGTTACTGGAGGCTCTTAAGTGAGCCGAAAGTTCGCCAACTATGTCCCTCATAATAAGTTCATCCATATTGATACCAAGGGAGACAATTATGAAAACTACCTCAGGAACCTATCTAACACTGTTAGCGTGGCTTGCGATAAGTTCTTTGAACGCAGGGGGATTGTGTCTGTTAATCCATTCACACCGAAAGGAACGGAAGCAGAAAAGAATGCTAGAGCTGCCGAGGCAATGAAGATGGCTTGGAAGATTGCTAAAGACGAAATCAAAAACTAATTAATAGCTGCCAGTGGTTGAGAAACAACAAAGGTTGTGGATCTGACGAGCCACTGGCGGCTTCCCTTATATGAAAACTAACGAACCATGCCCTCACCATTCAATCGTCCAACTTGAACAGGGAGATAAGATAACCACGCAATGCACCAGATGCGGAAAGAAAATGAAGGTCGTGAAAAAGCCAGACCATACCGAGCAAGCCCTCGAAATGGTTTCTTACACTAGCACAGAACGGGAAAGAATCTTAGCAAACGCTTTAGACAAGGCGATTGAAATGGGGGCAAAAGCAGAGGCCGAGGTCGAGAGGCTTCGGGTAGCCCTACAGTCCTGCTACTGGGCTACTAACACCTATGACGGCAACTACACGAGAGCCTGCGATAATGTCGCAACAATCGCAATCGAAGCACTTAAAACCCAAGACAAATGACCACCGACACACCGCGCACCGATGCCTGCCCTCACTGCGGAGAACAGGGGGCGACGATTAGAAGCACACATAATGGGAAAGAGTGGTTCTATGATTGCGGAACTCATATTGAGGCCAGCGAATCTTTTAGATCACTTGCTTGTTCAAGGATCTCGGAGATTCGTGAATTAAAGGCACAAGTAAAAGTAGCTGAAAACTACAAAGCTCTAAACGATTCTGCATTCAATGCAGTTATGAACGAACTCGCCGCATCACAGGCCGAGGTCGAGAGGCTGCGATCACAGCTTAACAGAGCCGTTGAAATTGCGGAGATGTTTAGCCAAGTGAAGGGACTTCACCACCAATGCAACTGCGCTATGTGCCAGAAACTAGCCGCGCTGAAGGAGGAAATCAAATGACAACCTGTAAAAAATGCAATGGAGAAGGATGGTATTTTTACGACCATAACCACTCTACAATCTGCGATCAATGCTGCACTCACGACCAAGGCTGGTGGGACTTAACGAAAGAGTTTCATGGAAGCCTATACATTGATGGTGGCGATAACGGATGTTGCAAGGCTGGATGTGGGACAATGAGGCGAGATACGCCCGACGAAAATGACCCGACGAAAATGACCCGACGAAAATGACCCGACGAAAATGACCCGACGAAAATGACCCGACGAAACCGCAGCTCCACACAAAAATCCAATGTGCGGCAATGTGCGTAATTGTAAGACAAATGACGATGTGCGTAATTGTGCGTAATCGTAAGACAAACCACATTGTGCGTGATCGTTAGCAATTGTAAGACAGATGGCAAAGTAAGTAGTTGTAAGTGATTGCTGGAACGATGTATGACAAAGCATAAACGCCGCCAGAATCACTGCAGTTATCGGGCGCATGATGACAAGGCAGGAAAATCAGAACGATTTTAAAGGCATTCTCGCGCTTTCGTTTTCTTGGATTCATGCAGGATAAAAGCGAGTTAAACAAGGCACGAAAAAGGGAGGGTTTCCCCTCCCTTTTCTCTTGTTATTGTTGGCTATGTTATTTCTTTCTATCTTCTCTCTTATGGCGTTCGATTGTTGAGACTGCGCCCCAAAATGTAGCAAGGGGTAAAGCTAGTAGGATGCCTATCACTGCAAATTTCAATGCTTCTAGAATTGTCATAATTATAGGACAAATCCCGATTGATCTTTCTTTCCCTTTCCCTTGGCAATGAGTCCGACAATCACGCCAGCGGGATCGGCAAAGCGGAGGTCGGTCTCATCGCCATTAATTACCCTTTTCCCCAGATAAGTATCTGGGAGCTTGGAAAATACTGCCGCAATATTTCCACCCATGCTGACAATTAATTCAACGATGCCTTGGTTATCCTCTTTCCTTGAAAAAGTAAGATGATAGTTGCTCGGCATCTTACCTTGTAAAAATGCGATCATCCTTTTAGGGTTCGGAGTGTAATCATAGAACTGAACATCTTTATACTCCTCCATATTAATCAGATTCTCCCAAGGAAGATCCTGCAGGACATTCAAGCGAATGGCCAATTTCATCCTGTCCTTGTGCGCTTTCTTAATTCCTGCGAAAATCTCCTTGTTTAATTGTGCTAAGAATTCGCCTCTTTTCTCAATAAAAAAACGACTCTTGTTTAATCGCGCCGCTTGGACATTCGAGAAAACCCCCATTCCCGCCGTGTTCAAGCATGCCGCCCTACATCCAGCCGATGAGTGAGCGCAAAAATTGCGACCGCTCATTGTTGAAGGGGAAAGGGAAAGGCCAAGCGTGAGAAAGCCGAGTTTTTCGCCCTTTTTAATTTTCGTGTTGTTTGATGACAATAATTTCATATTTTTGTTTGTTTTTTTGTTTAGTTTTATTCTTCAATCAATACTTCATATTCCACAAGAATATCATGAACCTGTTGGGCTGTTTCGCATTCTTCAATTTCATGCCGTAGGCTTTCCTCATCTTCCCCTTGCAGGAAAATCCTTTCCCCTGTAGCGAAGATGATTTCGCCGCCATATTTTAATTCCAAGAAATCGTGCAATTTTTGTTCTGTTTCCATATGTTTAGTTGTTTAGTTGTTTAGTTGTTTCCGTCATTCTTACAATATTCTTCCCAGTCTATCATTCCTTTCAGAAAAGCTGCATGATTCCACCTTTCCAATGGAGAAAATCCGAGGCTTTCCCCTTGTGATATTAGCCACATGAAAGAGCGATTTTTCGCCTTCATTTTTGCAATGCTAATGTTCCCGTTTATTAGGTTTTCGATGATATTCATCATGCGAATAGGTAAAAGGCAAAGAGAAAGAAAAAGGCTAAAAAGAGCGCGATTCCTGCTGTGATTTCTAATGTTTTTTTCATGTTATTCAAGAGTGTATTTTTGTTCATTGTTCCATTCGATTTCATCCATTGCGGGGCTTGTTTGAAGCTTCAACATGATCTCTTCGATCATGCAGCGCAATGGTGCATTCCCCTTGTGGCATGAGTTGTCGGCCCTAATCCATGCGGAATCAAGAATGGCGCACAAGAGATTGCTTTCTGCCAGTGTGAGTGTTTGGCTTTTCATGTTTTTTGTTTGTTTGTTTGTTTCTACTTAACTTTCTTAATTATGTCGTTTTCCATTTCCACCTCGGCAAACCATTTCCTAGCTGGATGATGGGTCACGCAGAATTTGCCATTGGATTTATACTCAGGGCCGAAAAAGCTTGTTTCAGTATATCGCAAGCGGCTTCCAATATTCTCCTTCAATTCTTTCTTACTTTTGTATGGTGTTGTAATCATATGTTTTTTGTGATTAAAATTTAGCAATTAGGCGAACAAGATCGGATTCAATTTCCCGCATTTTATCAGCTTCATCTTTAAATGCGATACCAGCATAGGGATTAGTGGTTTTTTCCATGTCCTCCTTTTCCAACCTAATAAGCTTAAGGATTTCCGTATTGATTGCGAACTTTAAGGAAAGGGCTTGGTCTTCCGTCAATTCTAGTTTCAGCGTTTTTGTTTTCATGTTTTTGTGTTGGTTGGTTGGTTTGCTTACTCACTAAAAATAGCGAAACCGCTCCCGATCTCAAGACATTCTTTCATGAAACAAGAAAATAAATTGTGACAACTTTTCTTTGTTCGCTTGACTTTTCTCTGACACTTGACCTAGTTTCATTGTAACACATTCATTTTACATCGTAAAATCATGCCATCACCATTAGCTGTAGATAAAAAAGAAGTAGAGGCCACATACTTAGCAACAGGTTGTCTTACAGAGACAGCGAGGCTTCATGGCATTAAGTCAGGCACAGTAAGACAATGGGCAAAGAGGCTGAACTGGGATACTTCAACGAATGCGATTCGATCCATCGAAAAAGGGCGATCCATCTTAGAGGCTAAAAGAGATAGCGGCCATCGTGACGCTGTAACAATTTGTAACACTTCAGATGCTTTACATGTTTCGCTTGAAGAAAACAAAAAGGCTTTTCATTCTTCGATGAGCATCGGTTTGACGAAAGCTGCTAATGCCTTACAGAGTATGGATGAACTCTCTGCGCTTGAATCTTCACGCCGCATGGTAGACCTTGCAACAGCTGGTAAGACAATCTTCGGGATTGGTAGCGACACCGACAAACCCACGCTGTCACTCAATGTATTACATATGGGGATTGACTCACTCGCGAGTATGCCCACGATGCGCGAGGATGTCATACAACTACCAAGTGATAGCTTGTAAGACAGCGCGGTGAAAGAAAAGGGAGGATTGCTAGTCCTCCCGTTGTCTTACTTGGTAGGAATGCTATCAACTACCTTCATGAGTTCGTCAATCATGCGTGAAGCTTTAGAGAGGATTACATATGTCGAGTATGGGTAATCGTTGCCGCCGTTGTCTTGATCCTCTTGCGAGTCCATGATAAATTGATCCGCATCAAGAATGTTTTCAGCGATGCAGGACTTGAGTTTTTCGATGTTCGTGTGAGTTGCGGTGGTCATGTTGTATTACTTAGTCAAGCGGTTGTACCTGACAAGACAAGCCTATCCTTTCCCCTACCTTATGCCAGAACAAAGTCAACGCCCCTCCTTGTCTTACATCGACATGCCTAGCCAATCATTTAAGGAATCCCTTATTTTGTCGGGAATGTATGACGGGCACCCCCTTTGTCTTACGAAATTTCCCGAACGATTCTCCGTAAAAACCTCTATACAATTTTTCCACAAAATCCCAGAGTGACAATGCGGAGAATAACCCCCCTAATCTCCGCAAGGTCTGTTAATAGAACACACCCGTTTTATTAACACTTTACAGAGTTGCTGCCTACTTACCTTCCTGTAGGTTTCTAGCGAGTTTGGCAGCCACCTCCCTCATCTCGCTAGAGAGGAGGATTACCTCCGAGTAGGTAAGCTTCTTGAGTTTCTTGGGATTTAATAGATTGTTCATTTTTTGCGTTTCTTGGTTTCTGGAAGTTTAGCGGTATGCGCTCGTCCATAGATCGTCTTACTTGAAATCTCGCTTGGTAAATTCTGGACGAATATCTTTAGTCGTAGAGCAGATTCTGGCGATAGTAGTTTGACTAGATGAGAGAATTCGTTTCCGTCAGATGCTAGTTTTTTAGCTTCTGATAGCGTGTGGTTATCGAGTTCGTCGTAGTGTGATTTCATTTTTGTGATTGTAGATGATATTTGATTCTATGAGAAGAATTATTTATTTATATTTTTATCATCATCACAGGCTCTTGCAGAGTGCTGATTGTTTTAGTGCATGGAAAGCCCTAGCCTCTAGAGCTTCTATTTCCCTCGGCTATAGAACGACCTATGGAGCCTTACCTGACTTGGTGGGTTGGAAATGGAAGGGACTCGTTCAAAGTGAGTCCTCATTATGAAAGCAGGGGGGCGAGAATCCTGCTTCTATCCTTCACCAGAGGCCCGTCTCTACGATCTCCTGTGGCTACACCATCTTCTAGTCTTGCTAGTTGATTCTTGGAGAATACGATTGACTTGGTAATGTGTCAAGCGTAGTTTTTATTGGTCGGTGGCACTGAGGGGGATGATGTTGGAAGAATCGTAATCAATACATTGTCTAGCGACCTGAGCCACTGACTCCAATTTTAGTTCCTCCATTAGTTCAAGTAGAATCCTGCTCTTTAGCGGGGAATGAGAGTCCATCGAATCTCTCATGGAGGACACTTTGTTTGCTATAGCTTGCATTGTGGGTTGTAGCGTCTGATATAGGAAACGATAGTTTGTTTAGGATCGTGCAGCCAGATTCACCTATGGGGGGATTTCACGCCCCCGATCTAAACAAAAAGGTCGGAGGAGGTTCAGGTCGCTCTACCCGCATTCGCAGACAGCCCTCAATGCCTCCCCCGATAAAAGGAACCATGCTTGTCCGTTTTAAGGGCTTCGCCTAATTCCATTACAAATCCTATACACTTATTGATATATGTCAAGGAAATGTAAAATCTTGACTCTTTGATGGCGGTGGTTACAAGTAATGGAATGAAATACGCTTTATTGTTCCTTGTCCTCCTCTCCTCTGGCTGCGTGTCTTCTAATGGCCCATGCAACTCGTTTGGTAGGTCGGACAGTCAATACTGCATTGCAAGGATGGGGAGCTTGCTGAAGATGCAGAGTGGATCGACTGCCTTTGGGTGGTAAACCTCTTTACAATAGATTGCAAATACTGCAAGGATTTGTGTATGAAGATCCTCCCTAACGGCATCGCAGTGATTGATGGAGATTCCCATATCTCTGCGTGGGTGGAGGAGTCAGGGAGGCTAGATCACGACCAGAATGCCCTGCCACTCATACTAGAGCATATCAAGGCTGGGGATTGGGTGGTAGATGGAGGGGCATTTATTGGCGATCACACGACAGCCTACAAGGGTAAGGTGGGAGATTTAGGCATGGTGTTCGCATTTGAGCCAAACAAGGAGGCATTTGAGTGCCTTGTTCATAACTGCCCTAGTGTGGATTGCTTGGATATGGGGCTATCTGACAGGGATTCTGTTGGGTTGCTAGAGAAGAACCGCAATGCTGGAGCATCTATTGTTGGATTGTTGGGCGAACACATCCAATTAATCGACCTAGACTACCTTGATTTGCCAAGACTTGATTTTTTGAAGCTTGATGTGGAGGGATTTGAGACAAAAGCTTTGCGCGGAGCAGAGCAAACGATACTTAAATGCCGTCCTAAGATGTGGATTGAGGTCAATCGCGGGTGTTTAGAGCGTCAAGGCAGTTCCGTGAGGGAGCTTATGGAGGTTATTTTGAGCATGGGGTATAAGATTGAGCCTTATCCAGAGGAAGGCGGAGAGCAATATGATGTTCTTTGTATCCCGCTATGACTTGCGATGTCTTCATTCGGTCGTATAGGAACGACTTCCAGTGGTTGAAGTATTGCCTGAGAAGCTGCGAGAAGCACTTATCTCTT